GGCTTAGTGGCGACTGACGGAACAGATATAAGCACAAGAAAAAAACACCGCGAATACATGAAGCACAATAACCTTACCACAATGGATGACTTTACTAATACTTGGTCGGAAGCAAAGAAAAGCCGTGAAAACTATATGCAAAACGGTGGAACCTTCCGCAAAGAAGATATTGCTAGGGCTATCCATAAAATAGAAAGCAGATAAAAATGGATGAAGAACCTACCACATTAGAAGAACCCAGTTCTTTAAGAGAAGCGATTGAGTCGGCAGTAGAAAAAGAAGAAGTTGTCAATGAGCCGGTACAGCAAGAAGTAGAGTCTGAGCCGCTTGAGTCGTCAGAGCCACTTACCTTTGATCCTGTTGAGGCAGAGCCAGAAGCGCCTCAAGATCAACCTGACGTTGATTTAAAAGCTGAAACAAGCCCTAAAGAAGGTATACGCCCAGGGCCAAAGGCAGAGCCAAAGAAGCAAGAGAAAGCGCCTGTTTCATGGCGACCTGATGTCAGAGAACATTGGGCAAAGCTACCAGATAGCGTTAAGAGTGAAGTACAGCGCAGAGAACGCGAAGTACAGCAAACTCTCAAAGAAACGTCTAGCGCTCGTAAATATGCCGAGGCTGTCGATAAGGTGCTTGAGCCATATCAGGTCTTTATTAAAGCTGAAAACGGCAATCCTTTGCAAGCCATTGATAATGTTATGGCTACTGCTGCCAAGCTACGCACCGGCACAGCGCCAGAAATTGCACAGCTTGTTTCTGGTATTGTAAAGCAATTTGGTGTTGGTCGGTTTGGTCAAGACTTTATCGCGCAATTAGATGGCGCGTTAGTCGGAGAAATACCCCAAAATCACGATCAAAACGCTCAGTTGCAGCAAGCTATTCAGCAGCAACTTCAGCCTGTTCAAAACTTTATGAACGAGTTTCAGCAAGCCAAGCAGAACCAAACCCAACAGGTTCGCATGGAGGCTCAAAGCGAAGTTCAGAACTTTATTGAAAATGCTGAGTTTGCGGAAGATGTACGCGAGGAAATGGCTGATTTGATGGAAGTGGCTGAAAGGCGTGGCAGAGAGCTTTCCCTGCAAGACGCTTACCGCCAAGCCTGTCTTGCAAACCCAAAAGTAAGGTCTGTACTTCAAAAGCGACAACAAGCTAAAGGCGCACAACAAACCACTGGGGCGGCGCAAAGAGCAAAAGCCGCAGCGGTAAGTGTTTCTGGCGCTCCCGCCCTGGCATCGCCAAACAGCCCAGGTGCGGTAGATATTCGATCAGCAATTGAGGCTGCTATTGCAAGCAACTCACGCTGATGCTATTGTTGCAAAAGTGCAACGCTTTTTAAGGCAAAGCCACTCTGTTAGAGACTAACGCCGTTGAGCAAGCACTTTTGTAATTAAGGTATGCAGCGACAAGCGTAAAGAAGGCTGTGCCTCATCTTTGCGGTTTTCGGCGCTAATGCCACCCTTGTACGGCCATTCAAGGGACATGACGAGCCACCAGTTCGGCTGCATGAACAGGTGAAAACATAGCTCTGCAAACTGCGGAGCCTAACGTCATGGAGAAAAACAATGGCTTTTGCCAATACGTCCGTAACGGACATCATTGCGACAACTATCCAGTCTCGCACAAAACAGATTGCAGACAACGTAACCAAGAACAACGCTTTGCTTGCTCGTCTTAACGAGCGTGGAAACGTCAAGCCTTTTGGTGGTGGTAACGTAATTCTGCAAGAGCTTTCTTTTGCGGAAAACGGTAACGCTGGTTTCTATAGCGGATATGATTTGCTGCCAGTAGCTACCGCTGATGTAATCAGTGCTTCTGAGTTCAACATTAAGCAGCTTGCTTGCCCAGTCGTCATGTCTGGCTTGGAAATGCTCCAGAACTCAGGCCAGGAGCAGTTCATTGACCTGCTCGAAGCGCGTTTAAACGTCGCAGAAAGCACAATGGCTAACAAACTTGCCGAATCTGTCTACTCAGACGGTACCGGCTCCAGCGGTAAAGAAGTAACCGGCCTAAACGCTGCTGTTCCTGCTGACCCGACAACTGGAACGTATGGTGGCATTGATCGTGCTACTTACACGTTCTGGCGCTCTGGTCTGTATGACTTCAGCACCGAAGGTGTGACTGCTTCTGCCACAACCATCCAGGCGGCTCTTAATAGCCTCTGGGGAAGCCTTGTAAGGGGTGCAGATCGCCCTGACTTGGTGGTTTTGGATAACACCTACTGGACGTACTACATGGGCTCTCTACAGGCCCAGCAGCGCTTTACAGACGCAAGCACAGGAAACCTTGGCTTCCCAACTCTGAAGTTCATGGACTCTGACGTTGTGCTTGACGGTGGTATTGGCGGTTACTGTCCGTCTGCTACTGGCTTCATGCTGAATACGAAGTACCTTTTCCTTCGTCCTCACCGTGATCGCAACATGGTAGCGTTGTCTCCGAAAGCACGTTACGCAATCAACCAAGACGCTGAAGTGCAGATTCTTGGATGGGCTGGCAACCTGACTTGTTCGGGCGCTCAGTTCCAAGGCCGCGTTCAAGCCTAATTGACCTTGTGGTAGGGTCTGCCTTGCCTCCGAGCGGTAGGGTGGACCCTCCCGCTTGGAGGTCTTTTTTAGAAGGAGGTAATCAGAGATGGCCGTAACTTATGGCGCAGCAGTATCGGCAACTTACCCGGCTGTTGTTGACACAAACGCAAGTCAAGACACTGGCGCATCAGTAGAAGGCATCGGTCAAAGCGGTGCAGATGGTGCCAGCATTAGCGGTTCTCGTATCGGCGGCGCTCCCGGTACAGACTTTAAGATCGAACATGGAGATGGCGTCGGAGTTTAGTTATCTACAGCACCCCCGGCAAAAAGCCGGGGGTGTTTCTCTTAAAAAGGAATTAAAAAATGAATACCCCTACCGCAGAAAATACAGATTGGTCGTCAGTAGCCCCCGCGCCTGGATTAGACGAAGCCAGATTTGCTAACGACGATAAGTTGTTTGTTGAGTTCTTTAGAAAACCCGCTTTACAGGCTGGAGAAAGCCGCGAAAAAGGCAGGGCCATTTACAAAGAAATTGACTACATACGCATTATGGTCCCAGGCGACAAATTAAGTGTTGTTGTCAGACCTGTTGATTCGATTGATGAGCGTAGGTTTAAAGATCGTTATGAGAGGTGGAAAGCTGGCGCTGGTAACGTAGTAGAAGGAACGCCTTTAACGTCTTTGCCCTGTATGACACCAGCTAAAGTAGAAGAATATAAATACTTTAACATTCATACGGTTGAGCAGCTTTCTGAAGCCGCTGATAGCGTCGGACAAAACTTCATGGGCTTTTCGTCTGACAAAAGAGCAGCAGTAGCTTTTATTGAATTAGCAAAGGGTAATGCTCCGCTTGAAAAGATGAACGCAGAGTTAAAAGAACGCGATGCTAAGATCGAAGAAATGCAAGCGCAAATAACAGAACTAATGAAAATTTCTTCCCCGCGTAAAAGCAAGAAGAAAGTTATCGAAGAACAAACAGAAGATTAAGGATGTCTAATGGCTTATCAGATTATTGACGATAATAGTCTAAGCGCTATCGTTCAAAACATAGCGCAAATGGTAAGCTATCCTGTTCCGGTTGATCCTGCCGGGGATACAGACACTTCTGTTGTGCAGATGGTTCAAGCAGTAAACCAATCTGGTTATGACTTGCTTTCTTTGTATCCTTGGCAGGAATTAACTAAAAGTTATGATATTAGCATAACAGCCGACACTTCTGGTCAAACCGAAAAGGCGTTTTCTTTGCCTACTGACTTCTATCAGTGGGTAGACCAAACGCAATGGAACTCCACAAATCAGTGGCCCGCTATTGGCCCTGTTTCACCGCAAATGTGGAAACAGCTAATTGTTAGAACAACTTTGCCAACGCTTTCTTTTTATTGGCAAGTTAGAGATAACCAGATTTACATTCTTGCTCCACCAACAGACGCACAAACACTAACTTTCTTTTATCAGTCTCTTGCCTGGGTAAGAGATGCCGATAACGCTGATTTATACAAGAACCGCGCTACAAAGAACGGCGATACTATTCTTATAGACAGCAATCTTGTTACGTTGCTGGGCCGAGTAAAGTGGTTAGAGATGAAGGGCTTAGATTCAAGCGCGGCTATGCGTGACTTCCAAATTCAGTTTGAAAACCGAAAAGGCACAAAAAAGGGTGCGCCGGTTCTTACAATGGCTAGAGAGTATGGCTTTCCATACATTCAGCCTTTGTCAAACACACCTGACACTGGGTTTGGAAGTTAGATATGCCGCTTGTTCCAATCAAGCAGTTTGAAACGCCAAGGGTAGCCGCTGCCGCTCAAGTGTCTGGGCTTGGCATCGCTCCCGCTCCTGTTGGCGGGTTGAATTACCGTGACCCAATCAACGAAATGCCACCAACAGACGCGATGGTGCTTGATAACTTTATACCAAAGCGCACAGGCGTTTCTTTAAGGAAAGGCTGGCAATATCACACCAGCGCTATAGTCAATGACATAGAATCTCTTTTTTCTTATAACGGCGCTACACCAGCAAGCAACAAGCTGTTTGCTGCGTCAAATGGGGATATATATGACGTTACTACCGGCACACCTAGCGTAAGCCAAGCAAGCACCGGCTCAACAGAAGATATTTGGATAACAACCCAATTCTCTAATTCTGCTGGCACTTACTTGTTGGCGGTTTCTCCCGGCGCAGGGTACTGGACTTACGACGGTACAAGCTGGACGCAGCAAGTTGTGAGCGGTTTACCGACAGACCTAACAAGCGTTGCCGTTTGGAAAAATAGAGTTTGGTTTACAGCAGAAAACGACAGCAGTGTTTATTACCTACATCATGTTGATGTCATAACTGGAAGTGCGACAGAATTTGTTATGGGGCCGCTGCTAAGAAACGGCGGTTCTGTCAGAGCCATTATTAACTGGACGCTTGACGCTGGTGTTGGCGTAGACGACTACCTTGTTGTTATAGGCTCTCAAGGTGACGTTGGTGTATGGCAGGGAACAGACCCAACCAGCGCGTCAACCTTTGGCTTAAAAGGTGTGTGGTATGTGGGTCCGGTTCCAAAATACGGGCGCTTCTTTACGTCTTATGGCGGCGATGTGATGGTTTTGTCTGAGCTTGGTATTGTTCCAATGTCTCGGCTTGTAAACGGTCAATTTGTTGAAGGCGCTTTAGGCGTAGCGGATAAAATAGAAAACCAACTTACTGAGTTGGTTTCTAATCTAAAAGATGAAAAGTCTTGGGATATCTTGCTTGTTCCAGACACAAACATTCTTTTGATTAAGCCACCACCACAAAACAACATATACACGCAATATGCAATGAGCGTAAGCACTGGCGCGTGGTGTACGTTTAGCAATATGCCGATGTCTTGCACCGCTGTTCTTGGGGATCAGTTTTATTTTGGGACAGACAGCAAAACTGTTGCAAAAGGTTTTTATGGAGAAAGTGACGCGGTATCTACTGCCGGAACGGGAGGCGATGCAGTACAAGGCGATATACAATCGTCGTTTAATTCTTTTGGAAATCCAGGCCAGTTAAAGAAATTTAACATGGTCAGGCCGATATTTATATCAAGCCAGTCACCAGCGTACAAAGCGCAGATAAACACGCAATACACATTTGATGGTGTGTATGGCTCACCGCCTTTTGTTGAAGGAACGGTCTCGGAGTGGGATGTAAGTAAGTGGGATTTAGCAGCTTGGTCGCAATCCTCAAACACTTATCAAAGCTGGTCTGGGGTAACTGGTCTGGGCTACTACGGCGCGTTAAGAATGAAAGTTAAAGGTATTGGTGGAAGCACCACTTTCAGTAGTTATCATGTATTAAGCGAGATTGGTGGAGTAATGTAATGGCTGATGGCAACGCTTTAATAGCCGCGCTAAGAAGCGCAACGCCTAGTGGAATGGTAAAAGCACCAGGAGCGCCAACTACGTTTGAAGAAGCGCCGTGGACAAATGTTAGCCGTCAGCCTTTAAGTGCGGTGTTAAGCC